CGTAGTCCCCCGACGCACCGGCGGCGGCGGCCTCGATGGCGGCTCCCGCGTCAATGTCGAGTTGACCATTGCCGATGGTGGAACATCCTCCGCCCACCAGCAGGGAGAGCGTAGCGAGAATTGTTCCGAGTGCGAAGATTTGAGCGTATTTCATGACCGTTTCCTTTCAATAAGCGCGGCGGCGCAGTGGAAGAACCGAATGATTTGCGGACGGCGTTGGCCGACCGATTGTTCTTGGGTTCAACGCCGCCGCGCACATCATTTTTCGCCATGACCTCATAGCTCACCACCGCCTTGCTCTGGCGCGATACGGACGTAGCAGTTGTCTCCCGTGGCCCAGGCGCGGACGCGAAGTAGCATGTCGCGCTGGGTGTCGTTGTAGAAGTCCGACGGCGTTGGGCGATGCCATTCGAGAATTTCGGCGTCGGCTGGGAGCGTGTACGACGCAAGAGGGTCGCCCACCTGCTGGCCGTCCTCGAAAATTTCGTAGCCGCATGAAGCATCCTCTGACGATAGCCACGCATGGAAGCGAATGCGGACCGACTGGCCGCGCCGCACCGTGATGTACTGGTCGAATATGGCGCGGTCTGAAACGGGGGCGAGGAGGTAGGCGTCCGGCAAGTCGTTGGTGCCCGGAAGCGCAGCGTGCTGGACCTTTGTGGCTACGCCGCCAGCCGTATGGTGCACGTCCGTGATGCCATCCTCCGACATGATGCGGACGCGCTGCTCTGCGGCGAGGCTGCCGGAAATAAGCGTGGCGGGGAGCGTGCAGTCGATCAGCGTCAGGTCGAGTGGGTAGCCTATAGCGGGCGGGGCGATGGAGTCGATCAAGCGAGTGTTGGAGAGGATGGCGGATATGGGCTTGCCGCCGTAGGAGAGCGATTTTATGACGCCGCCGGAAATCGCCAGCTTATCCACGCTGTAATGGACCGCGTATCCGGGAGCGTACAGCTCGCCGATGGTCCCTGACGCCGCGGCGATCGCGGCAATCGAGGTATTAAATATTTCCAGCGTCGCCACCCGCCCATCCAGACTTACCGAACCGGATAGGTAAGCGAAATTGTAGGTTAATGCTGCCATTAAGTATATGTCCCCATCACCTGTGAGCGAGGACAGGAGGAGAGCCGCCCCCACGGTGCCTGTCCTCCTAATATGCGCCGCACAGGACATCCGCACGTGGATCATTCCAACCGCGTTGTAGCCTGCAGCCATCGCGGCGTGACTCAAAGTGAGAGCACCGGAGTCCCAGCCGGTGACGGCGTACTCGTAGGCATTTGCAAGCCCAAACGGCGTTACAATGTCGCCCACTTGCCAATCGGTCGTTGCGTCGTCGAGGACGCTTACGCTCGTTGACGTTTGGCCCGTGACAATGCCGTAGCCGCGCCCTGTGCGGCGCGCTGTGTAGACCTTGCACGGTCCGAGGACGCGGATATCCTTCCCATTCAGCACCAACTCCCCCGAGGCGTTTGCATCGAGCGCACCCACGGCGGGAAGCGGCCCGTCGCCCTCGCCCTCTGGCTCCCCGAACTGGAGCGTGCAGGTGGCGGGCAAATTGGCGGCAGTTTTGAACGCGCCGCCAGACTTAATGAGGAGCGTGCCGGTGCCTGATATAGTAATCCCGTCAGCAAGTGCACGCTTATCGCTGGAGCAGGAGACGACGTAGCCCCCGAGGGCGATGGTGTCTCCAGAGACGGGAGTTCCGGCCCCGCCGAACGTGGCGGCGTTGTCCATGTCGCCGTTTGATATTGCGGTGTAAGTTGCCACGTCACACCAGCCTTTCCACGGCGGCCAAAAGGTCGGGCAGGTATGCCGCGCTGTCGCGGTGCCGGATTGCGGTGAGGTGAGCGAGCACGGCTGGGACGGCCTTCTCCGCCTTCTCTGCCAGCTTCGCAAGCTCCTTGTCGGCTTTTTCGGCCTCCTTTTCGGCCTCCTTTTCGGCCTTCTCCAGCTTTCGCTTTTCGTCGGTGGAGCGGGCGATTTGTTCGGCGGCGGCGAGGCTGTCGGCGGAGATGGTGAGGCGCGTGCCGTCGTCGAGTTCGGCCACGGCGAGCTGCGCCTCGGGGATGTGCTTGATGATTTTCATGTCAGTTCCTCCAAAACCAGTTTGTTCGCTGAGGCCACCAGTCGTAGGAGCGAGTCGATCCGTCGTCGTAGAGCGTATAGACCACGTTGGTGCCGCGCAGGATGCGCAGTTGGTGCAGGTTTGAAAATTTGCGGACAACGACGCTTGTGAAGTTGGTGCCTCCATCCGGCAGGGTGATGGAAATGTTCGTGACAGATGTGTCGGCGCCCACGGCGTAAATCTGGTTTGTCCACGTCCAGTCTTCGGAAACGAGGATGGATGGGAGACCCGCAAAGACATTGGTAGCAGGCACCCCGCCGCCGCCCTCGATGGTTCCACGCTCCAAGGTCAGCGTAGTGCCCGCCGCCGTCGCGCCCGTGATGGCGTTGCCGGTGCCGGAAAAGGCTAGGTTCGTCCAGCCGGTGCCGCCGCCCTCGGGTGCGTTGCCCCAATACAGCGTGTCGTTGTCTGTCCCGGAAGCGTAGAGCATCTGCCCGCTCGTGGGCGTGTTGGTGGCGGTGAGGTTGCCGCCACCCCCGCCGTGGTCCTCCACGTACTGCACCAACGCGGCGTTATCTGCGGGGTCTCCCACCACATTTGCCCATCCGACATTCGGCGTGGTGTATTCGATCCAGTCAACTCCATCCGGCCCGCTGTAGCCCGAGGCGTCGATATAGAGCGCACCCGACCCGCTCCAATAGGTCTTGCCCTCCCTATCGAACAGGAGCGTGTAGAACCAAGCCTGCCCGCTGGAATTGGTGCCGATGGTGGGCCAGTCGATTGCGTACCCGCCCCCGGCGATGGCGTAGTTGGTTCGGACGGCGTAGATGCTCCCGGTTTCGGATGGGCCGATGATCATGCGAACGCTGGTATCCGTGTCGGGCGTCAAAGCGGTATTGCCCGCCTGCGGCATGGCGAGAACCAAGGGCGTCGATCCTTGCAGAATATGCAGGTCCATCAGCCCCTTCTCCGGTTGCTGGAAGTCGCACCCGACCCGAACCGCGAAGTCCAGAATCGGCGCGGCTTGCGCGGGATAGGAAACGGAGCCACACAGAACCGCCGCCGCGATGAATAGAATTGCCGGGAAATGCTTCATCGTTGCTCCTAATATGTCAGCGTGACTTTCCCGACTACCCCGCTTGCGTAAAAGTATAGATTGGTTCCCGTGGCATAGAAACTGCGGTTTGTTGTTCCAAAATAGACTTTATCCACAAACGCACCGTCTGCCGTAATATCATTATCCCTCACTTCTAAATCCCCGCCGTAAATAATGAATCCACCAGGCACAAGGAATGCGGCCTGACCTTCTGCCGTTGTACTTGGTGTAGTGTGGGGATGGCCGCTGAATACAATACACCAGTCGTGATTGAGTGACGATCCGGCAGGTGTAGATGATTTTCCAAGTTCAATCCCTTTGCTTTTCATATACATGGTGTTTTTATAATAAAGCGAGTCGCTAATCTCAACCCGTTCCACCTGCGCCGTTCGTGCGTCTATTATGCCTACCGTGTTGATATTGTTTGATCTCATCGCGATACTGCCACCCGGATGAAAGTCCAGAACACCGCCAATGCCGAGATCATCAGTTAATCCAATGGAGCCATCCACATAAACATATTTTGATGTAATGGTATTCGCCGATATGTTTGTGGCAGAGATGGAATTAGCCCCCGTGATATTGCCACCGACCTCAATTTGGGCGAAAACTGCATCGCCGCTACATAAAAATTGATCGGCGTTGATATAGCCTGCATGGATTATAGCGTTGGTGATCTCCCCGCCCTGATAGTACACGACCTCATTGCTCGCGGCTACCCAGAGCGGCTCCTTCCCTTCCACGGAGATGCGTTGATGCAGTGGATTGGTCGGATCATCGTGGAGATATACGTTCGTCTTAAAGTACACCGTTGAGTTTTCCCTCATGACGGTCTGCGCCAGAGCGGAGAGGGCGGAAGCGAGCGCGAGGGAGATGGTCAGGATAGTGGTTTTCATTTAGGGTACTCCGTTCTTTGATCTATGAAAAAGGCGGGCCAGCGCATCTACGCCGACCCGCCGATGAGTCCTTGGATCGGCGCGGGGCTATTCCGTGATAACCCAACTGGTGATCAGACCTTTCAGCACGATGATCGTGTTCGTCTTGGCGTCACCGGACACGATGACGTTCGTTGCGTTCACGGCGTTGGGTTGCAAGGCAGTCGCTCCGAGGGCCGCGCCCGCCTTGTAGGTGTAGATGTCCTGTTCCGCCGTGGCATTCAGATCGACCTTGATCTTGGCAGTAGCCGCCGCGAGCGTGGCCGTGCTGATAGCCGAAACGGTTTCAGCCGCCGCACCTACATAGACATTTGCAGCACCAGCCGCTTTGATCGTATTCGCATCGTGGAAGTAGATCGGATCGCCAATGGTGATCGCGTTCGTTTCCGAGCGCAAAAACTCAAACACGCCATCCGTCTTGACCGTTCCGGTGGCGTTGCTGGCGATATCCACAAGGGCCACGGCGTACCGCTCCCCGATATCCACCAGTTCACCGCTCGAAACATCAGCGCCAGGATTCGTCCAGAGCAGGTTGCCCGCGCTCTGCACGAAGTTATCCGCGCCGAAAACGGTGACCGCAATCACCGCAACCATCAGACCAATCAAAAACTTTTTCATCGCCTTGTCTCCTGTATTTCTTTTTTCAATCGCTCGTGCTGTTTTCTCGATCATCCCCGCACGGCCCGGATGAACCGTGCGGGGGTTGGCGATAATCCTACGCGCCGTCCACCCGGACGCCGCCGCGATAGCCGATTGCCTCCGCGTTGACATCCATGCGAATCTTCCAGTAGCGGCCATCCACATCCGCCTGATCCGCTTCCTCCTGATAGGGAGTCTGCTGACCGTTCAGGAACACCACCTCGATCACCGGGGCGTCCTTCGGGCTGGCGAACATGAACCATTGCGTAGCCGTTCCCGACCATGCGGTGTTGGCGATATTCTCGTCCGAGATGACCTGAATGCCCCAGTTGGCGAGCGGGTTGATGACCCCGGCATTGGAGTTCTGCAACGCACCCGCCGACTTCAACGCTTGCAGGGCGATGAACTCGTCCTCGGCGTTGACCAGCATGAACCTCGGAACGAGGTTCAGGTAGGCCGCTTCGTCGGCGTCGTCCGCGTGGGTGAACTGCTTTTGCTTGCCCATCAGAGCCTTCGCCTTGCGGATGCCCGCCTCGGCATTCGCCAGCGTGTCCAGCTTGTAGGACGAGCCGGTGAGCAGGTTGCCGTGGCCTGCCGCGAAGGTCGCCACCGAATCTTTCAGCAGGACGGGATTCGCCAGCAGTTTCTTGATGGCGAGAATCTGCGGCATCCGGGCCGCGCTCCGCGCAAAGGCGCGGGGGATGCGGAGGAAGCCGTCGAGGTCATCATTGATGACCGCCTGCCGGGAGATGCCGTACTTCTTGCCGTAGGTGTACACCCGGTTCTTCTCCTGCCGCTCGGCGAACTTCGCCTGCGGGTAGGGAGCCAGTTCGGGGATGCGGGAGAGTTCACCGATCTCCGAGATTTCCACGCGGGTCACATCCTTGAAGTCGGGGACGTTGCCGATGGCGCACCATTGACGGTAGTGCGTCGGGGCATCCGCGTACTCCTGATCCAGCGTCTTGCCAGCGAGGGCCGCTAGCAGAAGCGGGAAGTCGGAGGTGCCGGTGGCGATATCGCCGCTGGTCGCGAAGGCGCGAAGCTGGGCGGCATCCATTCGGGGGCCAGCGAGGGCGCGGGCCGCGATGGACAGCTTGTCACCCTTGTCGCTCAATCCGCAACGCCGCAGGGATTCCCGCGCCAGTTCCAGCAGGGAGAACCCGGCCATGGTGTCGCCGCCGTGCTTGGCTTCGGTCAGGGGCATCGCGCCGGAACGAACCATCAGCCCTTCCAGAGCGGCTTCTCTGAACGAATCACGCCCGTCACGCGTGACTCTCACGCCGGACTCCCGGCCAGACCCGGACTCATCCAGAATTGCGCGGTACACATCGGCCAGCGGCTTGCCGGAACGGATATGGGGAAGGGGATCGACACCGTGCTTGGTGCAGATTTCGGTGATGGCCGCGCAACGCTCGGTCTCCGCGTTCTCCTTGGCTTCGCGCTCGCGCTTCTCGTCGGCTTCGCGCTGGGCCTTCTCGCGGGCTTCCGCGGCGGCCTGCTCACGGTCGGCCTTTTCCTTGGCTTCGCGCTCGGCCTTCTCTTTGGCCTTGGCCTCGCGGGCCTCCTTCTCGGCCTGCTCCTTGGCGATGCGCTCGGCTTCAATCTGTTCGGGGGTCTTCATGTCTCTGTTCTCCTGTTGGTTTCTTTTTACGCCCACAGCCGGGTCAGCGGGGATGGGCGTCAGGGACGCTTCCAACACGGACCACTTGGCCGCGACCCATGCGGGGCCGCTGATTTCACGATACTTCTGCGTGGCATCTTTCAGATAGACCCACTCCGATACCCGATAGCCTACGGACACGCCCCGCAGGGTCTTATCCACCACGGCTTCATGCTTTGCCTCTTGCGCCGTCTTCGTGGTTCCCCAACGAATCGTAGCGCGGCCCTTGCGGGAGGCTTCGTCGATCCATACCTTTTCAGGTACGCCGACGATCTTGGTTGGATCATGGTTCTTGAGAATCGCGCCGACTTCGCGGATCGGGGAAAGATCAACGTCATCCGTGTGGTGGGAAAGCACTTCATCCTCGCCCCACACCTTGACGGGATTCTCGCTGGAAAAGGATAGGTCAATGGTCTCGCTGGATTCGGCTTCCCGCGTGACCTCGATGGCGGTTGAAATGAAACGGCGAGCCGGGTCTTTTTCCCGCACAACCGCCGCCACGCCTTCGCGTTCTTCGATGGTCACATTGTCCAAGCCGTGAAACCATCGCTCGATATTCTGGACGAATTGCCTATTCAGTTTCATACGCTGGCAGGTTGCTCCGCAGGGGTTTCCTCGTCAACGGCATCGGGGACATTCTGCGTCTGGGGCAGTTCGCCGGTGGCGGCATCGGACGAGAGTGTGATGTTCAGCCGCCTGCATTCCTGATCGATCTTGTGCTTCAACCGGAGTTGTTGTTTCCAGCTTCGCCCAAGGTAAGAGCATTCGTCGGCCAGCGTAGTGATTCCCGCCTTCATGGATTCGCGGGAAGCATTCACCTCTTGCAATGGATTGATTCCCCACGGCCAGCCGCTCGTCAGCACTTCCATCCGTTGCCAGAACTTCCGTCCGGGGGATGGCATGAAGTAGCCTGGGGCGGAAATCGCTCCGCTCGATACCGCTGCATCCAGTAGCCGGTTGTACATGATTCGGACATACTGCGAACCGATAAGGGTCTGGATTGATCGGAACGTCTGGAAGTCCATCAGTTGGGAAAGCCTGCCGCCCGCGAAGCTGGATTTGCTGGTGTCCCGCGTCATTGATTCGTAGGACAGGCCGAACTCCACGCCCGCCGCGATGGCCCGCTGATGGTATTCGGTGAACATCCCGAAGGTCGCGCCGGGTTTCTGCGGCTGGGCGAACTCGACTCCATACCCCGGAGGAAGTTTGCCGATGATGCCCGGTTCCACCGTTGTCAGCACGTTGCCGTCCGCGTCGGTGATATCCGTCTTGTTTCCCAGCGTGGTGACATTGCCCGCATCCCCGGCTGGCGTGGTGATGAATGCGCCGAAGCAAGCGGCAATCTTCGCGCCGATCAATTCATATTCGCTGTACTCGTCCAAATGGAAGAAGCGATCCATTGAAGCGACCAGCGGAGGAACGCCCCGCAGTTGCCGGGGCTGGTGCCGGACGTAAAGATGAATCATGTCGGAGGCGGGAACCCGAACCGTTTTCCGGCCTGCTGTGAGAGTTCCGTCCCCGTCTGCCGACATGAAATGATAGGCCAGCTTGCGCCCGAACTTGTCAATCTCGATGCCCATGAATACATCGTTGCCGTTGTATTCGGTGATGGATTCATCCAGCCATTCGGGAAGCAGGATTTCGGAGGCGAAAGGAATCACCTCCCAACTCTTGACGGCGCGTGTGCGGATGAAGCACTCGCCATCCTCGAACCATCGCCTCAACACCATCGCCTGTTGCGCTTGGAATGTGCATGGATCATCTGCCGTGCAGTTCATGTCCACGTTCTGCGACCACATTTCAAACAGGTCGTCCATGTAGTCGTTCCAGTTGGACATCTCCACGATCTCGTTGCGCTTCTTCCCGTCGATGGTGACGGACAGGACTTGGCGCACCGCCGCCTGCGGCATCATCCCGGTGCCGATGACATAGTTGATCATCGTGGAGAGGGCCGATCCCGCATGGGGATTGTTGTAGGTCAGCCATCGGGAGCGGTTGCGGAGGGTTCGGAGTTCCGTGCGAAGGATGGTATTGATATCCCCGCGCCATGTACTCCAATTGGAATTGAGCCGGTTGGTTTCGGATGCCTTGAACGATGCCCGCTTGGCGAGATATTCCTTTTCGGCAAGGGCCGTCATTCTCCGAACGGCATCGGCTCTCGCCATCGCTTCCTGCGCCCGCGCCTTCCGCTCCATCCTGCCGGGAGCGATAACCCCCATGATTCCATCAAGCCTGCTCACGATACCCGCCCAAACCCCGCCCGAACGAACATGGTTCCCGCCTTCTGCCTCTCGGCTGCGGATACCTCTTGGAGCAGTTTTTGCAGGTCGCCCAGATTCGCGGCCTTGTAGGTACGATCCCCAACGGTGACTTCCTGCCCGTCCGTCATGATCTCGCTGATGGCGGCATTGATCTCCGCGCTTGTGAGTACTTCTGCCATGCCTGACCTTGTACGCTGTTCGGCGATGGGGCCGCAACCCGGAGGGGGACATTCTGCGTCCGGGGGCCGATTGCTCCCGTCAGGATCGCCCCAGAACGATCCCAAGGGGTGAACCCATAGCACAGGGGCGGGAAGGGGGCAAAACGCGGCAGGGGCGAATCTGGCCGTTTTTCATTTCGGGCTTCTCGGCGGTGGGTCGTTTTAGGGGGGGGGTTAACCTTTTTTTGAAAATGGGTTAACCCCCCCAACTATTTCATTTTCGAGGATGCGTTTCAAAAGTTAGAGCGTTGCGATTGCGGAGATTATATAGATTCCAGATGGGGGGGTTATCCCTTACCCCCGCGAACGCCCTATATATATTATATATATATACTCTTAAATCTTAATCTTAATACATAAGGGCGTTCGCGAAAGTAGGGGTTAACCCCCCCTGATTCTCGCCCCATTATTCGGCCTCACGCCGATAGTATTTCAGATCATGAGATGGTATTTCCTGCTGGGTGGCAAACCGGGTCGGGCAGTTGGCGCAGTCGTGGAGCCGCTTAATCACCGCGCCCCCCTCAATCGGGATAGCCGGATAGGTCTTCTCGATCTTGTTCCGGGTACTCCCGCAGTTGGGGCATCGCCCTGTGTTCAGGTCAACCGCCGCACCCTTCCATTGATTGCGACGATGTTCCTCCCGCGTTTCCTTCGTCGCTTCGATTCGAGTATGGCGGTTGGTCGCCATTCTGTTCTTTGGTCGCTTCATCGTATCGGTCTCCTTTCAATGAACGCGGGCCGCCGCTTGACTGCCCCCTGCTCTGGTTTGGCTTCTGCCGTTTTTACTTCGCCAAGGATAGGCCCATCCGGGTCCATCCCGAAAATCCCCTTGATGGATGCGATTGCCGATCCGTACACCGTGGCATCCAGCCAATGGTTTTGATCATATCCACGGCGGACCTTCCATACACGTTTGACTGCGGTTGATCCTTTCACCCGTTCTTGAACCTCGATTTCCGAAGATATGTGCCTGATATATTGTTTGGCGTCTTGGTTGCCATCAGAGGGGATGTGGTGAATAGCCATTTCACCGATCCTGTTCATTCTCTGATACAGCCATTGTTTCCAATACACGGTGTTGATGCGGTATCCCACCCGCGAATTGACGAGGGGTTTCCCCTTGCTATCACGATCTATATATGTCGCCCTGAATGGCAAAGCCGATGTGGATGTTTTGGTCTTGATAGTCTGCTCACCATAGACAACCGATGCGTTCTTGTATTCCTTACAAAACGCTTTTACTTCCAGAGAACGATACCTGCCATCCATTGCTCCGCATATACACTTCATCTTCCCGCCCGATTGATGTAGCCATTCCTTTGTGACCACATCCCTAGCAAACGCATCAAAGTCTGCGCTTTCCCCCCACGATACAATCCAGCACTCAATCTCATCCGCGCGGTTCTCCGATTGTTTTATGTTCCACCCGAGGATGACCCAGTACAATCTATCCCCCTGCACATCTGCGCCGAACGATAATGCTTTGACGCAAGCGGGGATTTCGTTTTTCAAATATCGAACCGCCTTGCTCCGCTCGATACTGGTCAGCGTGATAACGTCCGCGCCCAAATCTTCCAGCGAGTACGGCAGGGCCAGCCAGTTGTTCACAAAGGACTTCATTATTTCATAATCGTTGCTCCATCTTGCCTTTAGCATCTGATACCCTATTGAGCCGAATCGGCATGAAGCCCACGGCGCATATAGTGAATTGAGATGGTATCCGACCCATCTGCCTCCCGGATTATCGGTCACCCATTTCCCATGCAATACTGCGTCCTGCTTTTCCGCGTCTATGATCTTGCCGTGGCACTTCTGGCATTCATACCATCCGTGCGCATCGATGTCCCGTAGGACCATCTTCTTTGGCCATCGAAGTTGTGACGCTTCCAGCCTGATATATTTCCCGCATCGCGGGCAAGGCACTTCATAGAAGAACACGGTGGTGGCGGATTCAGACTCGTATGACTTGGTGATGAATACGTCCTCCGGCTTTATTCCGGCCTTGCGTTTCATTCCCATATATCGCCATATCGTATCCGTATCCTGCGACGGGGTTGAAGTCTCTACGATCTTGCGGTTCCAATAGGTTTTTGTTCGCTCGTCGGCAAGGGCAGATGCACCCGGAGCGTATGCGCTCGACTCGTCTTTGATCAGGTAGCGGATCGGGTGGCTTCGGACGGATACCTCCGACTGTGACCACGCATATCTCACCGTCATTCTATCAAACCTATATTCCAGTGGGCGGATATTATCCTCTATGCGCCCGATTATGTGTCTTGCCGTGGCGGGGCAATCCAGAATGAACGGTATCATCCTGTCGCGGGAGAAGTCTGCCGCCTCGCTTTGGGTTGGCCGAAGGAACATGAGCGGCCCCGGATCGTGGTCGATGATGTAGCCGATGATGCATTGCAGAAATGTTGTCTTGCCGGACTGCGTTCCGAAGCACATGCCGATCCGTTCGATATCTGGCTTGGAGAACGATTCAAGAGGATGACGAAGATACGGGGTGACATCCAGATTCAGCTTTCCGCTGATGCCGCTGGTTCGCTCTGATAAAACGGGACCATTGCTGGACTCAACCCATTCAAGTGCAGTCAGCGGAGGCGGCGGCATTACTGCCCGCCATAAAGCCTTTTCAAGCAGTTCAAGTTTGTCCATGAGATATTGACCGCAGGCTTTCTCTGGATACCCTATCCAGTATCTCACGCACCAGTCCGGCGTCTTCCGGCTTTCGCAAGTACGGCATAATGTGAGCCACCGCAGACGATGGGATTCCTAGAACCGCATTCTTTACACCGTTCAGTACCTTTTCATAAACACCCTGCATTTGATGGCGGGGGGCGAGTTCGCCAAGGCGTGTCCGGTAGGTTAGCGCGACCTGCTCTATTTTTGCGAGGGTGTTTGTCTCTTTCAGGTGTCGTTCGGACAGGACGGCTATCGCGGAAAGATTGTTTTCCTGCTTGGCCCGAAGCAACGCGGAACTGGTTGCGATTTCCTGCGCCTTTAATCTCTCAAGATTTCCGAGCAGTCCCGGCTCTCTCGCAGAATCGAGGTCAATTTTTCCAATCGTGCGAGTCGGCTGTTCTGGCGGTTTTGCCGGAGAACTGGCGACAGTATTGGTTACTTGCTTTTCGGATGTCTTTTCAAGGCTTTGAAGAGCGGCGGCTTTTCTTCCCGCCGTTAGGCTTCCGTGCTCTGCTATCCATGCAAGGGCAACCTCTTTGTCGAATATCATC